AATGGCAGTAAGATATTGGCAGCTTCTACATCTGCGTCTGCTATCCGAGGCATGTCGTTTAACATCATCTTCCTCGATGAGTTTGCGTTCATTCCAAACCATATTGCAGAGCAATTCTTTGCCTCTGTTTATCCTACTATTACTTCTGGTAAATCAACAAAAGTCATCATCATCTCAACGCCAAACGGGATGAACCATTTCTACAAACTCTGGGTTGATGCTCAGAAAGGTAGAAATGGATATGCATGGACTGAGGTTCACTGGTCACTTGTACCAGGACGCGATGAAGAATGGAAAAAGACTACCATCGCGAACACATCAGAAAGACAGTTTACACAAGAATTTGAGTGCGAGTTCCTAGGATCTGTTGACACTCTAATTGCTGCATCTAAATTAAGAACCCTTACTTATGATGATCCAATCACTAGTAATGCAGGTTTAGATGTTTATGAGAATCCTGTGAGGGATCATGATTACATCATTTGTGTTGATGTATCTCGTGGTCTCTCGCAGGATTATTCTGCATTTGTGGTCATTGATATTACTCAGGCACCATGGAGATTGGTTGCCAAATACCGAGACCATGATGTCAGACCTATGCTGTTTCCCAATGTCATCTTCAATGTAGCGACTAACTATAACAATGCATACGTATTGACTGAGGTCAATGACATTGGTGAAGCGGTTGCATCAATGCTGCACTATGACCTTGAGTATGAGAATGTTCTTATGTGTGCCATGCGTGGTCGTGCTGGTCAGATTGTTGGACACGGGTTCTCTGGTGGCAAGACGCAGATGGGCGTCAAGATGTCAAAGACAGTCAAAGCACAGGGATGTTCTAACTTAAAAACTTTGATTGAAGATGATAAGTTACATGTTAGAGACTATAACATTGTAGCAGAACTGACTACCTTCATTCAAAACAAACAATCATTTGAAGCAGACGAAGGATATAATGATGACCTTGTAATGTGTCTGGTCATCTTTGCATGGTTGGTGCAGCAAGAATACTTTAAAGAAATGACGGATCAAGATATCCGTCGCAGAATCTACGAAGAACAGAAAAATCAAATTGAGCAGGACATGGCACCGTTTGGTTTTATCTCTGATGGTCTAGAAGATGAGATGATCAAAGATGAGGCAGGGAACATTTGGACTGCGGATATGGATGATCGAAACTCCATGTGGAATGTAGATGAGTATGGCGATAGATCTTTCATGTGGGACTATCGCTGAAAAACAACCTTTTAATAAATAATTTTAGACAAAAATGAAATTCTTTATTTCAGGAGTACAAGCATGGCTAGCACGCTTCTCTCACCAGGGGTAGCGATCCAGGAAAGAGATTTAACTCTCGGATCGATCGAGACTGTTGAGGTTAACGTTGGTGCATTCGCTGGTCCCTTTGCACGCGGTCCCGTGCTAGAACCAGTCAGAGTGACCTCGGAATCCGAACTACTCGAAATCTTTGGTGAACCCACAGACAAAAACGCTGCATACTGGTGGACTGCTGCCAGCTTCCTTCAGTACGGTGGTGTACTGGATGTTGTTAGAGTAAAGACCACGGGGCAACTTTCGGCGTCTGACGATAACGTCACTTCACCTTACACCTTAAATATTCCTTCTGTAGCAGATTACGAAGCGAATTATTTTGAGGCAGCAGCAAACACATTCCACTGGGCAGCACGCGATGTCGGTAAGGCAGGTAACGGTATTAACGTTGCAGTAATCGACAAAGGCGCTGATCTCATCCTCACCCTTGATGGTGCACCCACTACTGTTACTGTTGGTACACAACTGGTAACTGCATCTGGTTCTCCAAACGGTGCAAAGTCCGCATACATTTATGCATGGGACGCTGCAACTAACAAAGCATCCGTTATCACAAGCGATACCTGGATTGCTGGAACTGGTGGCGATGTTATCGAGAACGGTGTTACCGACCTCAACGTCCAAGCAGTTGGTGAGTGGTACGATGAGCAAACAATTTACACTGGTCTGAAGTGGAACTCTGTTGCTCCACGTCCTGGCACTTCACCTTATGTTTCTGATCGTGGTGGCGCTAACGACGAAATGCACGTCGTAGTCTTTGATAAGACTGGCAGCATTACAGGTTCTCCAAACACAGTTCTGGAAAAATTCCTGTATGTCTCCAAGTCTAACAACGCTAAGACTAGCGAAGGTGCACAGAACTACTACCCACAAGTTATCCTCGAAAGAGGTGGTTATGTTTACTGGGGTAAGCATGAAGAAGACGCATACGATGTAAGCGGAAATGCTGCCGTAGCGACCAACAACATCCAGGGTACTGGCAACGCTGGTAACGATTCTACCACAACTTTTGACATCCTTGGTAATGTCAAGTATGACTTCAGCACTGGTAGTAAAGGTGCAGAACTCATGACTGCTACTACTGCAGAAATTCAGACTGCTTACGAAGAGTTTGCAGACACTGAAACTGTCCAGATTGACTACCTCATCATGGGTCCTGGCGACACCTCAAGTAAGACAAACACACAGACTATTGCAGATAAGATGCTTAGTCTCGCTTCTGCAAGAAAAGATTGCGTTGCATTCCTTTCCCCTTACAGAGGTGATGTTGTTGGTGTTACTGACAGTGCCACACAAACCAGAAATGTAGTTGCATTCTACGATGGTCGAGTAAGCACCTCTTATGGTGTATTCGACAATGGTTGGAAATACATCTACGATCGCTTTGCTGATAAGTATCGCTGGATTCCTTGCAACGGTGACGTTGCTGGTCTGTGCGCTGCTACTACAGCAAATGGTCAACCATGGTTCTCTCCCGCAGGTTTGAATCGTGGTGGCATCAGAAATGCAGTTAAACTTGCATATTCTCCAACTAAGTCCGAAAGAGACACCCTGTATCAAAAGAGAATTAATCCTATTACTTCTCTACCTGGTCAAGGCATCGTTCTCTTCGGTGACAAAACAGCTCTCGCTTCACCATCTGCATTTGATCGCATCAACGTTCGCCGTCTCTTCCTCGTTTGTGAGAAGACGATTGGTAACGCTGCGAAGGGGGTACTCTTTGAACTCAACGATGAGTTCACACGCAACAACTTCCTGAATGTTGTCGAACCATATCTCCGTGGCATTCAAGCCTCTAGAGGTATTACCGAGTTCTTGGTAGTTTGTGATGAGACCAATAACACAGCAGATGTTATTGATTCCAATGAGTTCCGTGCGGACATCTACATCAAGCCTGCTCGTTCGATCAACTTCATCACCCTGACCTTCGTTGCTACACGCACTGGCGTTAGCTTTGAAGAAGTCGTCCCCCGTAGATAATTAAAGGAGATCTTTTAAATGGCAACCCCATTAGGCATTTTAACCTTCCAAAAAGCAATCAGGGGCGGCGTTCGTCCAAACCTGTTTGCTGTAAGACACAACTTCCCACAAGTAGGCGGTTTGGTTACACCATCGATTGATGGTGTTGAAAACAATTCCGAAGTAACTTACATGTGTAAGTCTGCTGCATTGCCAGCATCTAACGTAGGTACTGTTGAACTTCCATTCCGTGGTCGTGTTATCAAAGTTGTTGGTGACAGGACTTATGAAACCTGGACCGCAACTTTCTACATGGATGATGCGTTTGCACTGCGCTCCGCATATGAGAAGTGGATGGAACTCACCAATGCTGTTGACGCAAATACCGCAGCAGTAGACATTGTTGACACCTGGAAAGACATTCAAATCGATCAACTCGATAAGTTTGGCGGTCCTGGTGCTGCATCTGGCACAGGTGACATGAAAGTTCTCCGCACTTACAATCTGGTACAAGCGTTCCCAGTCAGCGTTTCTCAGGTTTCTGTTGCATATGACAACAACGATTCTTATGAAGAATTCGATGTTGAATTTGCATATCAGTACCACGAAAGCACTGGCTACGGCGGCAATGAAACCAAGCGCCAACTGGATCCTGGAACCTGATAAATAGTAAGTCGGGAAACAAATTAAATCATGGCAGAGTTATTCGGTTTCTCGTTTAAGAAGCGTAAAGATCAGGAGAAGACTTTAGCACCTTCTCCTGTAGCTCCTTCTAACGAGGACGGTGCAACTAGTTTTATTGCTGGGGGTTACTACGGTCAATATGTTGACCTAGATGGTAACTTCAAGACCGAATACGATATGGTGAAAAAATATCGTGAGATGGCGATGCATCCAGAAGTGGATAGTGCCATTGAAGATATTGTCCACGAAGCTATTGTAGCAGATCAAAACGATACTCCTGTCGAAATCAACTTAGACAATCTGGAAGTTTCAGATTCTGTCAAAGGTATGGTCCGTCAGGAGTTTGAATATATCAGAAACCTTTTTGGTTTCGATATGAAAGCACACGAGATGTTCCGTCGCTGGTACATCGATGGTCGCATGTATTATCATAAGGTCATTGATCTCAATGCACCTGAAAAAGGTATTCTTGAACTGCGCTACATTGATCCACATAAGATCAAGAAAGTAAGGCAGATCAACAAACCCAAAACTGCGGACGAGTTTATGAAGTATGACTTCGGTAAATCCGAAGAGTATTTCATCTACAATCCAAAGGGTCTGAACAATACTTCCGCAAACAGCGGTATCAAGATTGCAAAAGATGCAATCACATATGTCACCTCTGGCATTATGGATACCAATAGGAATATCGTTCTTTCCTACCTGCACAAAGCAATTAAAGTTCTCAATCAACTTCGCATGATTGAGGATAGTCTGGTTATCTATAGAATCTCTCGTGCTCCTGAGCGCAGAATTTTCTATATTGATGTCGGTAACTTACCCAAAGTAAAGGCGGAACAATACCTCAGAGAGGTGATGGGTCGTTATCGTAACAAACTTGTATACGATGCTGCAACGGGTGAGATCCGTGATGACCGCAAGTACATGTCTATGATGGAAGACTTCTGGCTTCCAAGACGTGAAGGTGGTCGTGGCACGGAGATTACCACGCTCCCAGGTGGTCAAAACCTCGGAGAGCTTACAGATGTGCAATATTTCCAAACAAAACTTTACAAAGCATTAAACGTTCCCGCAGGTAGACTTGATTCTAATACCTCTTTTAATCTTGGACGTTCGTCTGAGATTACTAGAGATGAATTAAAGTTTACAAAATTTGTTGGAAAACTTCGCAAGAAGTTCAGCGATATCTTCCAAGATACTCTCAAGACGCAATTGATCCTCAAAGGTGTCATTGCTCCTGAGGATTGGGAGGATATGAAGGAGCATATCCAGTACGATTATCTGTACGACAATCATTTCACGGAACTCAAAAACCTTGAGATGATGAATGAGAAGTTACAGATCATCGCACAGATGGATCCTTACGTTGGCAAGTATTTCTCTACTGATTATATCCGCAAGGAGATCCTCGGTCAAACCGAGAAACAGATGGAAGAGATCGACGCGGAGATGGCAAGTGACATCAAGGCTGGTATGGTCATCGATCCACTTGATCAGGTTGCTGCAGACCAGGCAAACATGGATCGTGAACAACAAAACGCGGATCTAGACATGGATATGAAGAAGGTCCAGATCCAGCAGGCGAAGAAACCCGCGCCTCAAAATGGCAACGGTAATAAATAAATTACAGACATCTTAACATTATGGCTACACAAGAACGAGAAATCGTTGATTTGCTTTGGGATAATGATCAGGCAGATGCGCTTGGTAAACTCAAAGACATGTTACAAGTAAAGGCTGCTATGGCAGTTGATGCTTCCAAACAAGATGTTGCCGCGAGGATGTTTCCTCACGTTCCTGCCGAAGGAGAACCTGAAGTAGAAACGGAAGAAGAACCAACGGCGGAAATCGACACTGAAGTAACTGATCAAGAGGAAACAGATGAAACTGATCACGGAACAGATTGAAGATATTGAGATTCTAACTGAAGAATCTGAAGGTAAGAAAAATACTTACATCAAAGGTATCTTCCTTCAAACTGAGATCACCAACCGCAATGGTCGTATGTATAAGTACGATACCATGGCGCGTGAGGTAGACAAGTACAATGAAGAGTTCGTCAAACGCGGACGTGCTCTTGGAGAACTTGGTCATCCTGATGGTCCTACCATCAATCTTGATCGTGTGTCACACAAGATTGTTGAACTTATCCCTGAAGGTTCAAACTTCATCGGAAAAGCAAAACTTCTTGAGACCCCTATGGGTAAGATCGCAAAGAACTTACTTGAGGAAGGGGTACAACTCGGCGTATCTTCTAGAGGTTTAGGTTCTATCAGAAAAGAAGGAACCACTTCGGTTGTTGCCGATGACTTCATTCTTGCTACTGCTGCAGATATCGTAGCAGATCCTTCCGCACCCGATGCTTTTGTTGAGGGTATCTACGAAGGTAGAGAGTGGGTCATGGAAAACAATCGCTTCAAAGAAGTACACTTTGAGCAAATCAAGCAAGCGCTTGATACCGCACCCTCTCGTGAGGAACTGATGGAAAGGAAAATCCGCGCATTTGACTTTTTCCTCAGAAATTTGTGATTTATAAATAAATAATAGCAATTAAACCGCAGTCTAATTATCCCGTAGGAGTCACTAATGTCTACTATTGATGAGAAATTTTCTAAATTGATCGCAGAAAACACTGCGGTTGAGGAAGAAGTTGTTGAGGAAGAAGCCGCGACTGGCGACGCTGCCATCAAGAAAGGCGCAGTTCCTCCTCAGAAGTCCGATCTGAAAAATGACGGCACCGAAGTTGCAAGCAACAGCAAAGAGAAGCCTGAAGGTACCGAGAACGTAGGTGCTAAAGCTGCTGCTCCTGTTGGCGCAACAAAAGATTCCACCCTTAAGACCAAGCCTAGCGGCGCTTCCTCCGCTATGCCTGGTGCTCTGTCTGCTAAGATCTTCGATGAGGTCGAGACAGAAGGCGAGGTGGTAGCAGAAGAAGACATCGCTGCAGTTCTTGCTGGCGCTGATCTTTCTGAAGAATTCCAAGAGAAAGCAAAGACCGTTTTTGAAGCTGCTGTTGCAGTTAAAGTTCAAGAACAAGTTGCTACTATCAAGGAATCGACCGAAGCAAAACTCACCGAAGAACTTGAGGCAATCAAGGAAGAGTTTGCTGGTCGTGTAGAGAACTTCCTGAACTACGCATGTGAGGAATGGATGTCGGAGAACGAACTTGCCATCGAGCAAGGTCTCCGTGCCGAAGTCACTGAGGCGTTCATGGCAGGTCTCAAAGACTTGTTCATCGAAAGCAACATCAACGTCCCCACAGAGCAACTGGACGTTGTGGCTGACATGAGCGAAAAACTTGATGAAATGGAGACCCGACTCAACGAACAGGTTGAGAAGAACATCCAACTGCACGAGAGAGTTAGCACCTATCGTAAAAATGAGATTTTGAGCGAACTGACCCGTGGTCTCGCAGAGACCCAAAAGGATAAGTTCACCTCCCTCGCAGAAGCAGTTGAGTTCAAGACCGAAGAGTCGTATCGTGAAAAACTGGTTCAAATCAAAGAATCCTATTTTGGCGCTCCCAAGGTAGAGGTTGCGGAAGAAATTTCGACCGATGAACCTGTAAAAGTTGAAGCAATTAGCGAGTCTATGAGCTCGTATATCGCTGCTCTCGCTAAAAAGCTCTGATACTGTACACCACTAAACTAACCTAACTAGGAGAAAACGCATGTTTAATGCAGAAAATCTCCAGGAAAAGTGGGCACCAGTCCTTAACCATGATGGTCTTCCTGAAATCAAGGACAACTATCGTAAGGCTGTTACCGCAATCCTCCTGGAAAACCAAGAGAAAGCACTCCGCGAGGAGCGTGCAATTCTCACCGAGGCACCAACCAACGTTGGTCCTATCAACACCCAAACCACTGGTTCGGGCGCAGTTGCAGGTTTTGATCCTATCCTGATCAGCCTGATTCGTCGCGCAATGCCTAAGCTGATTGCTTATGACATCGCAGGCGTTCAACCAATGAACGGTCCTACTGGACTGATCTTCGCAATGCGCTCGCACTACACCAACCAGACTGGTAACGAGGCATTCTTCAATGAGCCTGACGCTCAGTTCTCTGGTACTGACGGTGCTACAC